CACATTCAAGCCATAACTCTCAAACAGCTCGCGTATGCTGGCACTGCTCATGGTGTAGCGTCCAGCTGTGTTGGCATCTGCAGGCAACACTATGGGTGTGCCATGCACTTCGGGCCTCAACAGGTGATTCACATACTGCGTGGGCACAGCTTCTTCAATGCCCTGCACCACGATCTGTCGATGCAGCCAGGCTTCTCGTTCGTATGGATCCCAATACATGAGTGTGATCACGGTCTTGTCATTGACCAAGCCCAGGTCCAGGGCAATCACACGCTGTATGTTGCTCATTTCATTGAATAAAAAATCACCTGACCGGTAAGTGGGCCAATGCTGTATCTGGAACACAGCACCTTTGCCCATGATGGGTCGTCCCTGCATGCGAGCTTCGCGCTCGTGTGGCAGGTAGTCGCGTTCCAGCTGGCGGCGTGTGGTCTTGAGCAAGAATGGTTCGCCCCAGAGATCATATTCTGGCACATCATCCCAGCTCACACGGATGTAATCATAACCTTCTTCACGATTCCAGAATTTTGATACCAGGCCATTCAGTCCTTTCAGCGGTGTAAAGCTGCACAGGATGCGACCTTGTGTGGTGGCTGTTCTGGTCACAATCTCTGAAAAGAAGTCATCCGGTGGCTGTTCATCAAACACTGCCAGATCCAGTTTGAAACCCTGCAGTTGCCGCACCTCTTGGGTGTAGTTGGCAAACAACAAGTAGCTGTGGCCACCACTCACATGCTCAATCTCAATGCCTATGGCATTGGCACCATCCCCTCGCATGGTGTCTGTGCGTATGAGATTTCTTGGGATGGCTCCTGTGCCAATGTTGTCGCGGATCTTGATGTCAGGTGTGCCCAACAATTCTTGTTGCAGCACCAGGGCCACTTGACTCCATCCTTCACCGGCCACCATGCAGGTTATGGCACGATCAAAACGCTGACCCTGCCACCAGCCTGGATAGATACCCGTCAAGTGCATGGCAGTTTCATAACAGGTAGAGACCGTTTTGCCGATCCTGTTGGCTGCCAGGATGCCTCTGCGGTCGCTGTGAGTCTGGAAAAATGCCTTTTGGTGATCAAACGGTCTGAAATACCGCAGTTGATTGTATCTCATGTCATCAGCCACCGTCATGACCAAGTCCTGGAACCGGTCCAGGGTCACATGATCAAACTGCTGTATGCTGTCGGGCTTGAGGTTGTGCTGATCGCATGTGTATCGCACAGCACGACGCATGAGCACGCTGGGATCAATCATGCTACACCCTGGCAGGCATGGGCCAATTGGCTCGTAGGCTTTCCAGGTTCAGCAGGGCCTGTGTGAGATCCACAATCTCCTGTGTGCTACCAATCCAGGTGTGCGGATCTTCCAACAGCACACCAGGTGGTTTGCTCAACAGCACACCCAGGCGTTCCATTGACAATCGCATGGCATGTTCAATGTGTCCAGGCAAGCGTTGCACAAATGCTTCACGATTCACAGCATTGACTTTCTGTAATATCTTGGTTTCATCCGCACGGCGTGATTCCACTGCATTGTGTATCATGCCATCTCGCATGGTGTGGTCGGTGGTCATTGTGATAGATCCCAAGGATTGGCAGCAGCACGCTGATCCAGGCTGATGAAGTCTCGATCAATGTAGCGCACCCATTGGTTTGAATCATTGTAGCGCAGGGTCTGCATCATGGCTTTGAGTCGTCGGCCAATCACTGTGAGTGTGAGGTCTTCTCGCTGCACGATCTGTTCGCCTGTGCGTGGATCTACCCATTTGATAATTTCGGGTCTCATGCGGCCAAACTTGTCAATCTTTTCACCCCATGGTCGTGGTTCAATTGGTCCTATCACTTCATAGGTGATCACGCTGTTGGGATACTTGCGGAATATGCAGTGCATCTTGGCACCGCGAGCATGGTATTCAGCGTCTGAATGTGGCACAAAGGCTGTGAAGAATTCATTCTGCACGGTTTCTCTTGGGGGAATGCCAGGGTCTCTTGGTGGCAGGTCTTTCATGGGCTCTTCAGGCACCAGGTCAGCCCGGTCCAGGTATGGATTGCCTTCACCAATGTATTTGGCATCCACAGGAGTGCCATTCAGCACATCCATGGCCACTTGGTATTTCAGCTTGTTGGCACGACCTTTCAGTGTCAAGACCACCTGTGTTTGGTCAAACACAAAGCGTTCAAGATCAGTGGCAGTGGGAAAGTCTGTCATCAGGCCTTCAATGTCATATTCAGGACCTGCAGGCAACAGCACAGCTGGTATCTTGGTCCGGGTCTTGGTGTTGGTGTCTGGTCGGGCAGGGGCAGGTGCTGGGTCATCGCCCCAGATGTCGTCGCCGGTGGTGGGTGTGGTTTTGTTCATGTCATGTCCTTAATCTAAACCGATCAAAAAACTCCACACACCCTGTGCGTGTGGAGTGGGAAGGGCTGTTTAGGCCCGGTTGCCTTTTGTTGGTCCTCGACCAACATTGGTGTTGGTGTGCAGTCCTTCCACGGCGGCATCGCGGAAACCTCTCATGAGCTGGCCTCTGTTGGCCACAGCATCTGTGATCATGTTGGCCAGTGCTGAACGCTCTGAACCTGACTTGGCTTTAGCTTTCACAAAGTCACCGCGCTTGGTGCCTGGATTATCATTGCCTGTGGTTGGGCCGCGTGACTGATTCACAGCAGCACTTTGGGGATTCTTTGTTGAAATCATTTTTGTTTTCCTTTATCAGGTGATCACGCCAGGTGTCACATATACATTGCCAGTGCTGCTGATGCCAGCTGCACTGATATACAAGGTGCCAGTCTGGTACTTGCTGTCAATCAGTACTTGTACTTGCAAGCGTGGTCCAACAACCACACCAGTACCATTGGCCGCGCCCGAGTATGGTACCACTGCATTGTGGTCCAGGCTGTTGAAACTATAATTGACCACTACCACATTGGCAGCATCTGGATTCAGGATCAGCAGCGTGTTTGGCACGCCATATGCACCTGTGTCGTAGGCCAGGGCTGTGTCTGTTGAGTCATCAGCATAGGCAATCACCATGCTTTTGCCTTGAGGGATAAATGGGATCATATGATCAATTCCTTAATATTGGCTCTTGGGACCGTAGTTGAAGTTGCTACGAGTGCCTGGGCTCACTGGATTGGCACCTTTGGTACTACCACCATACGCTGGACCACCGGTCTGACCAATCCGGATCTTGTCTGGATTGCCTGAATAGTTCTGAGTGGCTTTGGGATCCCAGGCTCGTGTGCCTGACGGATTGCGAACCTGTGGGCCACGGTTGATATTATCTCTCACTGAACCCTGTGCTGGCAGTGCTGGCACTGATTTGGTAGTTGGAGCATCACGATATGTGTCCAGGGTCACAGAGTTCATGGCACCTGGTTGTCCAGGCTTACCGCATCCCTGGTTGCCCTTGGTAGGACCACGGCCCATATTGACCAAGCGACCATCATTCATGTGGCCACTCCATGCATTGGTATGCATCTTTTGATTTACACGACCTGTGCCTGTCTGGGCCATGCCGTCAAAGTCCATGTTCTTGTCAGTCTGTGTGCTGGCTGGTTTCATTTGGTTTTTCCTTTTGACATTTTGTCTTTGTTCATGGCAGCTGAGATCTTCTCACCTGTCTTCTTTTTCTTACCGGCCACTGCGTAGGCAATGGCAACACTCTGCTTCAGCGGTTTTCCCGCAGCGAGTTCAGTGCTGATGTTCTTTTGGAACGCCCGGGGGGATTTGCTTTTGTCTAATGGCATAATACTATTTAGTCTTTCGTGGCGATACCGGTGATTTGGCGTATGGCTTCTGCAAAAGCTGCGGTCTTGAGATCCAGCTGTTCTGTTGATTCTATCTGTGTGACTTCGGTCTTGTCTGCGATCATCTTGTTCATGAATGCCTTGTCGTAGTCTCTCACACCTCCCCAGTCTGATCGGCTGATGGCACTCACATAGTTGCGAGCCAGCAGTTGATCATATGATTCACCTGACTGCAATTCAATCTGTGCCATGAGGTCTTCAATGCGGATCTTGGTGGTTGAACCTTTTGGTCTTCCTGATCCCACTCTTGCACCACCACGCGAAGGTGCTTTCTTGCGTGTGAGCGGCATTGATTTTTTTGATTTGGTTTCCGTTGTCATGTAGATATTTAGCGGAAACAAAAAAGCCCACCGTTTAAGTGGGCCAAAACCTATAAACTTGGAGGCTTTAGGTTTTACTTACTCTTCA